ACGCAAGACCTTCCACGGTCTATCCGTTCATCCTTGGGCGGTGTAGACGGATCCGTCCTTGACGTATTCGGCGGGGAATATGAGTGGGACAACTTTAAGGTGTATAACTGGGAGAACAGGGGCTCTGATAATGGCGTGACACTGCGCTATGGTACGAATATCACGGACATCAAACAGGAAGAGAATATCGAGAACACCTACACAGGTGTATGTCCTTATTGGACATCCGATGAAAGCGGTACTGTCACACTTCCTGAACACGTCCTACACGCTTCTACAGCGGACAATTACCCCTTCAAACGAACAATGATGTTGGATTTAACATCCAGCTTTGAAAATGCGCCCTCTGTAGCCGAATTGAGAGCAGCAGCCAATGCCTATATGGTTGTGAATAATATAGGAGTGCCAAAGGTAAGTATCGAGGTGTCCTTTGTTCAACTCTCTCAAACAGAGGAGTACAAGGATATAGCTCCACTCGAAACAGTAGGCCTTTGTGATTATGTTCACATCTACTTTGAAAAGTTGGGCGTAAGCGCCACAGCAAAGGTAGTAAAAACCGAATACGATACCTTGTTGGATAGATACAACACGATTGAGTTGGGCGACGCAAAGAGCACCTTCGGAGATACCATCATCAATGCTATTCAAAGCACTTCTGATGATAAAGTATCTTTCACGGAGTTAGACAACGCAGTACAGAGAGCAACGAGCCTGATCACGGGAAATTCGGGTGGATATGTCCGTTTCATTTACGACGCAGACGGATATCCTCAGGAAATCGTGATAATGGATACAAACTCCATTGAAACCGCTCAAAAAGTGTGGCGGTGGAATAAGAGTGGGCTAGGATATTCATCCACAGGCTATTCAGGAACTTATGGCCTTGCAATGACACAGGACGGTGCTATCGTAGCGGACTTCATTACCACAGGAACATTGTCAGCCTATCGAGTAAGAGCCGGAAAGATTGTTTCCGTGAATGGCACACTCGAGATTGACTTGGACAATGATACGATTACCGCTAGCAAATTGAAAGTCAATGCTACAAACTTCCAACTAACAGAAGCGGGAGTGATGACCGCCAATGGTGCGACGCTTATCGAAACAACCTTAAGAAATGCGTACACGGGGCAGACCTGTCGAATAATAGCCGGTGGCGACTATGGTACTTTTGTTAATAATTCGCTGTGGCTTACCAATTCAGGCGGTGGATTTGTAGACCTTTACTGCAATAATGTAATCCCAAATAGCCACTACACACGAGGAAAAGTGACTATCACGCCAAGCGCAGCCAACACGCCCACAGGCGTTGCAGTTGGTTGGAGTTTGTCAGGCACACCCACAGTTGTGACGACACCTGATACGGGAGCGCCCGGAACTACGGTCAAAGGAACGAGCGCAAACAATGTCTCATCCTCAGGATGTAACATTTATGTGACGCGAACGAACACAAACCCTACAGGCGTCAACTATATTGCTTCATGTATCGGATAGGAGGAGATTATGACAGATAAAAACGGAAAGACAATCAATGTTGGAGACCATATCATTCCTGATGAGGGAATGGAGCTTGTAATCACTGCACAAGGCGTTGTTCCCGATTTCGGGGAAGATGAAGTGCTAGTTGGATATCAAGTCGAGAATATCGCTTGTTTCTCTGTTCTTACGCAGGAAAATCTATCATCACAGTGGAGGGTTAAGGAATGACACTTAATTTAGTTCCTGGGGGGATTGCTCCAATCGTCCACGTTAGTGCCTCTGATGTGGACTCTAGGACGCTAGAAATCAATTTAAAAGATGGGCTTGAGGATTTTACCCCTATCGGAGAAATAACCTTAATAGGCTCGTATAGGGGCGGTGTAATTGAAGAGGAATGCACAATATCAAATGATGTTGTGACAGTAACCCTTCCGAACATCCCCGAAAGTGCAATTTGCCAAATTGCCATAAAACTGAATGAGGAACTTATTCACACGCAGAAATTTGTAGTTGAGGTAGAAAAGCTATGATTACACAGACAATCAATCTAAATTTAATTCCCGGAAGTCCTTTGCCTAGAATCAACGTCAGTCAGTACGACAATGGATCCCGTACGTTGCAGTTTAATCTATACAATGGAGTTTCGCCCTACGAAATCCCTTCCGGCGCTTCTGTTTCCATTGTAGGAACCAAGGCAGACAATACCGGCTTTGAATACGCCTGCACATTTGATGGCTCTTTGGTATCCGTAGATATTACCGACCAAATGACAGTGTTTGCAGGAGAAGTACAGTCAGAACTTCAAATCAGACAAAGCGACGAGGTATTGGGAACTGCAAACTTCATCATCAATGTTGAGAGTGCAGCACTTTCCGACGATACACAGATTTCCGAAACTGATATTCCCATCATTCAGAGAATCCCCGAGATTTTGGAAGAAGCTGAGGAATACGCAGACACAGCACACAAGTGGGCGACTTTTGGCGCTGATACAGAAACACCATCATCCACGAACAATGCGAAATATTGGGCTGAACAGTCACAGACTTACGCAGCAGGCGCACTTCATTGGAAAAGTTCTGTGACATTTGCCAATATTCCGACAAGTGGAATGATCGTGGGAGATTTCTACAATATCACAGACGATTTCACGACGGACTCACGATTTGATGAAGGCGCGGGAATTAAGTGCGCAGCAGGAACGAATATCGTGTGGGATACCAACAACAAATGGGATATCTTAACACCTTCTACCGTTGCAAGTCAGGTCAAGTATGACGGAACCACAAGTGGTTTATCAGCAACAAATGTACAAAGTGCGATTGATGAATCTTTAGCGGAGAATGAGACCGCAGTTTCAAGTGCGGCCGCATGGATGGTGTATGAAAACAATAAATCACCTGTTAGAAAATACTTTGTTGTATCTACTAATTCAGCAGATAAATGGACTTATAGAGGCAGAGGTACAACAGGTAGAGGCAATACCGATAAAGTTGTTGTATTTGTTAGAGCAGGTGCTGAATATAGTCAATATGGATTTACGATATGTGCCATTGGATTATCTGAAAGTGCGGTAAATTGGTCTAATCCAACATCTTATGGTTCAGCCAATATCACATCCCATAAAACTCGAAGAGGGAATACGTTATATATGGGTAGAAATTCTGGCAGTTTCCAAGGTGACGCAAATATGACCTTATATGGTTCAGCTACCATTGATGGAAGTACCTATAACCTAATACCCGTTGCTATGCCAACAACAAGTGCTATAGATGTACACAGTGAAAACGCTTTATTTAGAATAGCAGAAGATATTCTTGTATATGATATGGCATATACTCATTTAACACAGAATACAGGAGAATATGCTATTGCCAATGATGAGCCTACAACAACATCTTCACAAGCCTATTCAGTAGGTCAGTATATGGTACGAGGTGGCAACTTAAAGAAAGTTACAAGTGCAATAGCAAGTGGGGAATCAATTACAGGTAATAATACAAGTAATACTACTGTTGGGGAAGAATTAAGACAGTTAAATAGTGATTTATCTGCTTTACAATGGAAAACAATATTAAAAGCAGTAACTTTTACAAATGGAAGAGCACAAATTACGCTTGAATTTACTCCAGCGGTAACACAATATAATATTCCATTAACTTCTGTTAACCGTGCAGATATTTCCGTTGTAGGATTATTAACAGCAAATTCAAACACTATGGAACTTTTGGCTTGGGATATTGGTGGAAACCCTACTACAGATTCAACATGGATTCGTGGTGGTTTTTGGACAAAAATTTCTTCATAATATAATCAACCAATGCGGATAAATCAGCGTATTAGTGATTTACTTATAGTAAACGCCTACTAAAGTTTGTGAAGCATCCCAATCACCGCTAGTATATCCGGCTCTAATTTCACCAGTTGAATTATTTACTGAACAGCCTGTCATAGTGTGAAAAGTAGTATTTCCGGGGTCATAAGTGGATATGTTTGTTTGTGTGTTAGCACCAATAAAATCAAATTTCATTTCTGTTACATTTCTACCGCCAAAAGTGTTACCAAACTGAAGTAAAACTTCTTTAGCGTTAGCGAGTGCAGATAAAGTTAGAATGGTACTACTTTCTGGCAATCCGTCTCCGTATGCAGGAATTGTTAGATTACCCGTCCATGCAGTTTTCCAAGATAAATCACTATTTAAATAATGATTTTAAAGACAAAAATAAGAGGATAGAGCGAAAATCTATCCTCTTTTTAATTGGCGCCGGCGAGTCACTGCCAAGCACCCAAAGAAATATGCACCTACATTGTATCACAGGAAAGGAGAAAAAAGAAATGGCAATATTGATAGGAAGCGCACGACACGACGAGAACGGAAACCTCACAGGTGGAAAAGTCGGAGATCAGAAGCAGAAAATCGCCTCTGATGGATTAGACCACTCAGGCGAAGTGTCTGTGCAGAATTTTTACGAACATAAAAAAAGTTGGGTTATTCTCCGAGCAAAGGACGGAAACCTTGCAAACGCTTTAGCCTTTTGTATGGCGGTGGCTTGCAATAACCCAAATATCGGCTACGACCAAAGCAACCGATTAGGCGCTTATAAGTACGGAGTAGACACCAAGACAAAGACAGAGACAGATTGTTCGGGATTGGTTCGTGCTTGTTTAAAGCAGTGCGGACATGATGTGGCAAATTTTACCACCGCAAACGAAGCGAGCGTGCTCGTTAAGAGCGGACTATTTGAGAAAAAAACCTACACCAAGCAGAGTGACCTATGCAACGGAGACGTGCTCGTGACAAAGACCTCTGAACACACTGTAATAGTTCTGTCAGGTGCAAAGGCTCGCACAGTTAAAGAGCAGAACCCCTACGCAGAGCCCACCAACACATTAAAGAAAGGCTCCAAGGGTAACGGAGTTAAGTGGTTACAGTGGGAACTGAACGAATCAGGAGCCAATCTTACCATAGATGGAGACTTCGGAAATAACACCTTGACCGCCCTCAAAGCATATCAGAGAGGACACGGATTGACAGTAGACGGTATCTGCGGAGCCAAGACACGGGCTTCACTCAAAGCGGTATAAGAGCCCAGTGCTTTTATATAAATTCCTTTCTTGCCCCTTGGGAGTAATCCCTTGGGGCTATTTTTTTTACACATTGTGTAATCTTATCACATTATTTATTATAGGAAACTCTTTTTCACTTTTCCCCACAATCCCTTTAGAGGGTTGAAACCATCCACCTAGATTGTGGCTAAAATTTCCACTTTATCTTCAAATCGTGGTTGGGGAGTAGGGTAATCTCTTCGATTAGCGAACCTAAAAAGGCTCTTTGAGTGGCTAAATCGGATTCCCGCACAGTGTCGATAGTAGATAATGCCTTTCTGACCTCGTATTCGTCCATTCTAGCCCCTTTAGACTTCTCAATGGTAATTTGTTCGAGTAATTGTTCTTTTTGCGAATTTAGGGCGTTTAACTGCGTTGTAAGAATATCGAGTGGAACATCTTCCAACGAATACAACTCCACCAACTTTGCAATCTGCTTTTCAATCTTCTCGATTTTCTTCTCTAATGGCTTTGTGTTGGGTTTGGAAGTGTGCTTTACCTCATCATAATCGAGTTCTTCTAGTACGTTCCAAATCGTCTCCTCAAGGTCGTCTTTTCTCCAAATCTTATTAGAGCACTTCTTTGCTGCACGCATTGTTCCGTGTGCCATTCTCGTATAACATTCATAATACTCATAGTGGCGTTTGGTTCCGTCTTTGTTCTTTTGTGAGGAATGATGGTAGCAGGCTCTTGCCCCACAGGAACACTTCAAAAACCCCGTGAGAAGGTGTCTTTCCTTTAGTGATGGAAAATTACGCTTCACGTCTCGCTCGTGGATGATGGCTTGCACCTTGTCGAAAGTCTCCTGATCAATAATCGGCTCGTGGTGTCCGTCATAGTATTTCCCGCAGTATTTAATCTTTCCGATATAGACTTGATTTTCAAGGATAACTCTTACCACGTTAGCGCCCGAGAAGTGGTATTTATCATTGATGGAAGTAAAAGAGTGCCCATCAAGTAACATTTGGAACATATCCCTGACAATCGGGGCTTTTTCCTCGTCTATTCTTAAGTGTTTCTCTCCGGGAATGTATTTGTACCCTGTCGGCACTCCTGAACCACCACGCCACCTTCCTTTTTCGGCAGACGCAATCCTTCCCATCATCATTCGTTCGTTTATCTGCTGACGCTCCAATTCTGCAAAGGCTCCCATCATAGAGAGCATTAACTTACCCACGGGCGTAGAAGTGTCGAAGTTCTCCGTTATAGAGTTGAAGTTTTTGAACACGTCCTCGATTAAATACAGAATATCTCTTTGATTACGACCTAACCTGTCCAATTTATAGACCAACACCGTGTCGAACTCGTCCGCTCTTTTGATTAACTCCTGCAGGGCGGGGCGTTCCATATTACTTCCCGACCATCCGGCGTCTACAAACTCCTCATAGTCCGTCCAACCCTTTGCCTCGCAGAAAGCCTCTAGGCGTTTCTTCTGTTCGTCCACGGAGTTTCCTTTTTCGAATTGAACCAAAGTCGAAACTCTGACATATAGTGCGATTTTCATTGATTTCTCCTTTTTTGCACTGTTTTTTGAAAAAACGATACATTTTGTATCGAATTTTAGTTTTGATTAGTCGGATATAGCTTTTCAAAAAGGGGCATAGCCAAATGGCGATACCCCTATGCGTTACTTGTGTGCGATTTCATCCAAGAGTTTGATTATAATCCAATTCTGTTTCATTATTGCCGACAAATAACTCATCTTTGTGGAATCAACGCTGTTCCCTTGGAGTAGAGTGCCCACCTCTATAGCCTTATTTCCCATAAGCTCGTCGGCTATAGCCTGCACATCATCCGAGATATCTGCAGATACAGATTCGAGTCGATACTTTTTTAGAAGCTTTCTCATTTTTTCCTCTTGTTTTAGTTCTTTGTCCTCTCTGTTTCCAAACATTATTTTTTCTCCTTTCTTAATAATTCAGAGTATTTCAAGAGCCTTCCAACAACGTTCTTCGTGTCTTCATCCGCTTTTCGGTAGCATTCAATCAAAAACTTTTCGTCAGTAGAATAGAAATCGGTTGGTGGACTAGCTTTGAATAGTTCTTCCAGAGTGCAACCGAAAATCTTTACCATTTTAATTGATTGCTCCATGCTTGGCTCTGTTCTATCCATTTCCCAAGACGAAATTGTTGCGCCTGATACATTGAGCATTTTCCCCAAGTCTGCCTGCGATAGGTGGGAAATAGAGCGAAAATATTTAATATTGTTCTCCATACGTTTACTCCTCTCTCTACAATATTTTAAATGGCAACAACAAAAAATTCAACAAAATCTAAAAATATATGTTGACATTCAACAAAATGTTGTATATATTGATTAAGGGTGCTACAGAACGTAGAGAAAGGAGATAATTAAAAATGCACGATTTAACAATTAAACAGATTCGACTTGCAAAGGAAATATCTATCCAACAGATGGCTGAACGTCTAAACGTACATCCCAATACTTACGCTAGTTGGGAAAAAGAGCCACTCACAATCTCAATCGGTAATGCCTTTAAGATTGCGGACATTTTCGGAATGTCTGTGGATGATATTTTTTTATCTGCAAACTCAACAAAATGTTGAGATTGAAATCGAACAGAACAACAAAAACTAAAAACTATGCGTCTAGGGGGTGGTTAGTTGATTTATCACGAAAGAGCAGATGGAACAGTAACAACAACAATGAAAGGTGTTAAGGCACCAACAGAAGCAACTAGGATATTGGAAAGGGGAAAAAATGGAAACACTTATCTTGATGATCGGGGCAGGAATCTTCTTCGTGTCGGCAGCACTCGTCGATAGCGAAGGCAAAGCAGGAACAATAGCCTGCATTACTTGTCTAATTGGTCTAATCATTATTTTCATAGGAGCATTTCTTCTGAAGCCACAAGAGGTTGAAGCAGAGGAGTACAGAGCAAGGGGTGCAGGAGTGACGGCACACATGAACGCAACACTCCACAATGCGCTCCAAGATATGCCGGAGCTGAAACTAACGAATGAGGAAGAAATCTCCCTCTTGGCTCGTTTGATTACCGCTGAAACGGGTGGAACAGACGAGTATCTATCATATTTGACGGGTTCGGTAGTAATTAACCGAATGAACAATCCGTCATTCCCGGACACTCTATTCGGTGTCATTTATCAAAAGAATCAATATGAATGTACCTGGAACGGTCACATCTACCGTCCGTACACAGACTTGGCGTGGGAAGTTGCCGAGGAGTTGTTGACATACGGAACAACAATCCCCGAGAACGTTTTGTTCCAAGCCGAGTTTCAGCAGGCTAACGGAGTTTATCAGAAAGTAGGGAACACATATTTTTGTTGGAAATGAATGTATCAAGAGTCACATACAAACAGATGGAACTACCCAAGAAGCCACAGGGCTATGGGTTTGAACAGGTCTTAAGAAAGGAGCAGGAGAAGTTGGGTTGGAGCAGAACATACCACAAAGAGATTAGAGTGTTTATTTCTTGGCGCTTTGACGCTCAAATCGACGAGGACGAAGTGGAAGAACTCGTGGAAGAGAAATGGGAACTCATTAGTAACTTGGGGAATGTGGAATATCTCGACTATGAATGGGATGGAGACGATTTAACCATCCGAGGCTATGAGACAACAACCGCAATCGAAACGGACTTCGGTCGTTGGGAGCCACCGGCTTTCGACTACGAGGTTCAATGTTGCGAAAAGGTGGAAGGTTGCAAAGAGGTATTGGAAACCGCTTGGGAATACGTTTAAAGGAGAAAGAACTATGAAGTACGAAGATTTGCAAAGAGTAAACAACGAAATCACAACAACACCCATCAAGGGTAAGAACTATGCAGAAGTGCCACAGAGGGTGCAGGCATTTAGAAAACTTTATCCAGAAGGTTCTATTGAAACGGAATTGATCAGCAACGAAAACGGCGTGTGTGTGTTTAAGGCAACCGCTTCCTTTGGAGACGTAGTCCTCGGAACGGGGCACGCTTACGAGAAGGAAAACTCCTCATTCATCAATAAGACCTCATATATCGAGAATTGCGAGACGTCCGCCGTAGGGAGAGCACTTGGCTTTTTGGGAATTGGAAGCGAAACCACAATGGCTTCTTATGAGGAAGTGGCAAACGCCCAACTCCAACAGGAGACTGCAAAGACCATTTCGAAGAAAGAGCAGGACATCCTTTTAAAGATTTGGACGGAAGCCGGTGGAACAGAACAACAACTACTTGAGCACTGCAAAGTTAAGGCATTAAAGGAAATCACTTCCGCACAGTTTGGAAAGGTCATGGCACAGTTGCAGGAGAAAGAGAATGGAAAGTAAATGTGAGATTGCTTCTTTGGTAGGAGATACCCTTGTAATCGTTTTAAACGGGGCAAATCGGCACGAATTAGCAACACTCGAACAAGGTAAGGACTACCGCATAAAACTATCTAAATGGACGGAAAAACGAAGTCTGAACGCTAATGCCTACGCTTGGGTTTTGTGCACCGAGATAGCCAAGGCGGTTGGTTCGTCCAAAGATGAAATCTATGAGCGAATGCTTCAAGCCTATGGAACTGTAGACAAGGAATTTCCACCGATTACTGTGATTGCCGGGGCTGATATGAGTATCACGAAAGAGCATTGGCTCTATTACGCTTCACGGAAGATTGGGAAGAAAGACTTTGATTGTTATTTGCGAATCAAGGGCTCCTCTGAAATGGACACGCGGGAAATGGCTCACTTCATAGATGGAATAGTGTTCGAATGTAAACAATATGGCGTTGAGACAATGAATCCCGACGAACTGCAAGCACTAAAGGAGCAATGGGGAATTGAAATCAATAATTCAGAATGAAAAATTTTGTTATGTATGCGGAACCACATATCAGTTGGAAGAGCACCACATATTCTTTGGGACTGCCAACAGAAAGCAGTCTGAACTACACGGATTGAAAGTTTGGCTCTGTGCCGAGCACCACCGAGGAAATACCGGGGTGCACCAAGACAGGGAGTTGGACTTATCAATTAAGAGAATGGCTCAACGAATGTTTGAAGATAACCACTCCAGAGAGTTGTTCATTCAAATTTTTGGGAAGAGCTACTTGGGTTGAAACACCCTGCCTACGGGCTAAAAGAAGCCTTTACTTGTTCAGAAATTTATACCACGGACCATCTGAACAGAAAGCCATTTTTACCTACTCCTTCGGGAGTAGGGGAAAGGAGAAAAGATGGAGATTGAATTTTTTCTCGTAGAGAACATTAAAGACATTGGTAAAAGTCATTTTATTGTTTACAACCCACAACACAAGAAGGGAGACGCTTGGTTCTATGAATATAACAGTATCGAAGAATTTCTCGCTGATGGGTGGAGATATGAGGATATGAACAGATTTATTGAACTTGGTTATGTAAGAGTAGTAAATGAGGTGGAAACATGGGGTTGAAGGAAAGAGAAAAAGGTGCCAGGGGCGAAAGAATGCTGCGTGATAAATTGCACGAATTGGGATTTGAAGAAGCGACTAGAGGTTTTGTTTGGAATCACACATCCGACCTCATAGGGCTTAAGGGAATACACGTCGAGTGTAAATTTGTGGAGAAGTTGAACATCCGAAACGCTCTTGATCAGGCGCAGGAAGAAGCAATCAAACGCCAAGACGGACTTCCAACAGTCTTCTCCAAGACCTCACGAAAGCCTTGGATAGTCACAATGAAGTTAGAGGATTGGGCGAAGTTATACAAAGCCTACCTGAAAGAATATAAGGAACCGCTACCGTTCGAATAGGAAAGGAGAAGGATTAATGGCAGAAAGAAGAATGTTTACGCAAAAGGTCACGGAAGCAGACAACTTCACAACGCTTCCACCAACGACACAGTGCTTATACTTCCACTTGTGTATGAATGCTGATGATGATGGATTTTCGAACAAAATCAGGCAAGCAATGTTCAACGCTCACGCAGACCAGAACGATTTTGAAATGCTAGTCAATAAGCGGTTCATCATTCCATTCGATAGCGGGGTAATCGTTATTAAACATTGGAGAATGCACAACTACATAAGGAATGATAGATACCACGAGACCTCGTATGTAGAAGAAAAATCACAGTTATTGCTGAAAGAAAATGGGGTATATACGGAGTCGGTAGACAAAGTGGATACCATTGGTATACCAAATGGATACCAAATGGATACCGAGGTTAGGTTAGGTAAGGATAGTATAGACAAGGATATATATAAAACGTCCGAAAAATCGGACGAGTTAGACCTTTCTTTTGAAAAAATTTACAGGGCTTATCCAAAAAAAGCCGGGAAAACGAAAGCAAAGCAAATTTATAAGGCTCTCTTAACCAAAGGACGAAAGATTGACGGAAAGACAGTTAAATTCACTCACGAAGACATCTGCGCCGGCTTGAACGTCTATTACAACGACAAGACAGAGCCAAACAATGGCGAGATTGGGGACACGAAGTATTGGATGAACTTCGACACCTTAATGAACAGAATACAAGACTATGTAGAGAGGAGAGAGGAGCTTGACGAATGAGGAACAACTAATCGGTGCGCTAATGCTTGATATGAACGCTCTGGACGATATATCCGACCTGATCGAGCCACAAATGTTCACGCAAGCGACCTGTGGACTAATCTACGCCGAGTTGCGACAAGGCGCAGACGTCTACAAGATTTTAGAAAAGTACAAAGATAAGCCAGAGGTCGGATTGACGCTTAACTATTGCGTAGAGAATACTATCACATCCGTGAAATTGAAACAATCAGCTATGCTCCTGCGTGATAATTATCGGGCCCGCAGCCTAAACCGAATTATCGACTCAATGAAGATTGACGGGACGGATATCGAGGACACCTTGGGAAAATTACAGATTGCGATTGATAATTTATCCGATAATAAGCAGACCAAGAGCCTAACGCTCGGAGAGTTGGCTATCAAGTGCGAAGGTAATTACTTCAAAGAGCACGAAGCAATCACCCTGGGAATGAAGAAGTTGGACGATTTGATTGTAAAACTCGACCGAGGAGATGTGACAGTAATCGGCGCAAGACCTTCCGTGGGTAAATCGGCATTGTCCGCACAGTTGGCTTACCAATTATCACAGAAGTACAAAGTCGGATTTTTCAACTTGGAAATGGCGCCGGAACAGATTTATGAGAGATATGCGTCTATGCAATCTGGAATTGAAATGCGCCGGATCAGGAAGGCGAAGAACTTCCTAGGAGACGAGCAAGAGAAATTCGCTAAAGGAAACCAAATCCTGAAACAATCAAATCTTCGAATAGTGTCGGATTGCTACTCGGTGGATGATATCCGAAGAGAGAGCAAGGCGTTTGGGTTTGATGTGATAGTGGTTGATTATCTGCAGTTGGTTCAGCCGAAAACGACCTACAAGGGAAACCGAGTGGCAGAGGTCGGGGAAGTATCGAGAGACTTTAAGTTGATGGCGAAAGCCCTAAATTGTCACATTATCCTTTTAAGTCAGCTAAACCGAAAGACGGAAGACAAACAACGCCCTACAATGGCAGAACTCCGAGAGAGTGGAGCAATCGAGCAGGACGCTTCCAACATTCTGTTGATGTGGAACTTAAAAACAGAAGGAGAAAAGGGGCTAAAGGTTGAGAAATGCCGAAATGGTGTCCTTGGTGGACTTGTCCTAGGGTTTGATGGCTCTCACATGACCTTTAGTGAGTTAGACAAGGAATTGGAAGAGGAAGAGAAATGGGAGACGAGAAAAAAGACTCCGTTCAGTTGACCTTCGAAGAGGAGCAGGAACTGTTTCGGGAAATTTGGAGAATTTGGAAAGAGTATCGAGTGCCGGATAAGTCGAACTACTACTGGGAAAGCGTACTGAAAGAATTTTCAGACTTGAACAAGAGCGAGTTTGCGTCTGATCTGATACAGAGTTGCATAAGTGAGTTGGGAAGGAGAGAAAAATGTTTAAGTGGGAAATGATTGAGAACTTCCCTTACAAAGTCGGAGACGAGATTAAAATAAATGTCCCAAGGGGAGTAGATTGGAAAGTGAAGAAATTTGAGATTGTAGCAATTTATGACAACTATGCGCTTCTGTCTGATGGAGTGATTAACGTGTGTTATACGCTCGCAGATTTGTACTTTATGAAGCGAGGCGAGGTATTGAAAGGAGAGTGGAACTAAATGCGGTTAAATGGGCGAATACGAGGCACACAGGCTGTTGTTTTGGAGCTGATAGCCGATAGCGGGAAGACTGCCTATGAATTATCCAAGGAAATGGGTTGCAGTAAGAACAAAATCAAGCGTTGGGAGAATGGATTGAACCTTCCAAGCGTTGAAGACTTCGACAAACTGCTCGAACACTTGGGATATGAGTTGAAGATAGAGAAAAAGCCTTTGGGATTAGACGCAAGGGCACGGATGGCGAAAGATTTAGGATTATCTTATGGGGGTTTGGAATGCAGGGAAAAGAGTATTTAGAACAGATTAGACTTTGTAAGAACAATATCAACAACAACCTACGCCGGTTGGATGAACTTCGTGAGATGGCATTAGCCACAGGCTCCAAGGAATTAAAAGCCGACGTGGTGCAATCGTCCATATCCAATGCAGGGCTAGAGGATTCCGTCGGAAGATATGTGGACTATGAGTCTTCCATCCGAGAGGAAATCAACAAGTATATGGACTTAAAGAACAAAATCAACAAGCAGATTGAGGAACTAAACGCTCCGCCACAGTATGTTGAACTTTTGATGTTGCGATATTGCCAATTTAAAAGATTTGAGCAGATTGCAGTGGAAATGGACTACTCCTATGAACGAGTGAGACATATGCACAAAGAGGCGCTGATGAAATTTGAGAACCAATATTTGAAAGGAGTTTGAAGATGGATTGTATCGGCTATGCGAAGAAATTGGAAAAAGAAAATACAGAGCTTAAAGAAATGACCGTACCACAACTACTCGATAAGATATCCGGCGAAATGTGTGATAAGTATTGCAAGTTTCCGGATCAGGCGAAAGACGAAGACGAACTATTCAAAAACCACTGTGACAAGTGTCCTATGTTGAAGTTGACGTGAAAGGGGGAAGAGATGAAAAAGAAACAATATCCGCACTACGAAATAGGCGAACGCCTTTCGGATTTAATGTATGAACGGAATATGACGGACGAAGAGTTGGCAAATCGGATTGGCAAGGAAAGAAAATCAATTTGCCACTACCGGCACAATGAAAGCGAAATGGGAGTGGTTACTTTGATGAAGATTTGTTCTGTGCTGAATACGACACCAAACTATTTGTTGTATGGGAGATGAGAATATGAAGCAGATGAATATATTTGATTTTATCGAGAGGGATGAACCGACAATTTTATTAAAGCCTGGAGAACATATTTATGAAGTCGTAAAAGGAACTATTTATGAATATGAGGTCGAGGATTGGACATACACTTGTGGAGAGGATGACCAAGACCGAGGATATGGTCTGATAGTCATTGATCCCGACAAGCCAAATTCAAACTTTCATACATATAGTCGAGTTTGGAATAGTTCTCTTGAATGTAAAAATCCAAGCTTCTTCAGAAGCAAAGATGAAGCTATGAGGAAAGCGACCGACAACCTAAAGCAAATCAAATACATTCTTGCAGAAGACATTAAGCCTAACAAGTTGGTTGCTTATGAGTTTAAGTTTTATGGCAGGAAACAGATTTACTTCTATGCTGAACTTCCTGATGGTTCTGTTTATAGAGATTCTGATGGATGTGTTGCACATATAGGCAAAGCAGAAATAGAAATAGAAACCTTCAATAGAGGGATGAAAGCAAAGGAAGAACAGCTTGGAATAACAAGGCTGATAGACTACAAACCAAAATTTCAGGATATGTACGAATGCGAGCATGAAGGTTGGAAATATGCCGAAGCGAGTTTCCATTATGAAGTAAAACATCTGGCTTTGAGGGAGAGGTGGAAGAATGACAAGAGAAGAAGCAATGAATATGTTGCGAGGAATGAAAGCTGAAAATCTCAATCTTAATGATTTGTATACAAGGGATAAATATGAAGCACTTGATATGGCAATCAAAGTTATAGAAAAGGATATGCCAAAAGCACCTAAAAAGAGAGATACACCTAGATATGGTATGGGATACGATTATTATGATTGGTGTTGCCCTAGTTGTGGAAAGTTTTTGGCATACGAATGTGATTCTGAACGTGAAAAAATCCATCATTGTAGGTGTGGACAGAGATTGAAGTGGAAAGAAAGAGAGGAATAAATATGACGGAAGTGACAATTAAATTTAAAGATAGAAGTAGAAGTGATTTAAAACTAAAGACGGATTGCGATTATATAAATCATTGTTATGGAATCGTAATGATACCATTACATACCAACGGAAAAGTTAGGGTAGAGAAAGGATTTTCAGCAGATAGCATTGAAGAAATTACAGTTGTTACTAGATTAGAAAGTGAGGAATAAGGAATGAGATTGGAAATTGATATTCCGGAACAGATTTATCTAAATGCAAAAGCAGATACGTTATGCGGTGCAGATATTCTTGTGAGTGCAATAAAAAATGGCACACGACACGAAACCGTCACCGAGTTTGCTGACCGTTGCAGAGAATGTGGAAGAGAAAAGGTGCTTGATAAGATAAGAGCAGAGATTGAGAAGATAACAGACACAATGGGAGTTAGCTATAATCAGTATGTTAGCAAAATTGATGTGTTGCAGATTATCGACAAGTACAAGGCAGAAATGGAGAGTGAAGAATGAACGAAGAAGAATTAAGACGAGCATTAGAGGAAAGAGAAAAAGAAAACAAAGCACTAAAGAACAGGTGCTATGTACTATCTAATGGTTCAATGTGTTTCTTTTGTCCTATGGAGTGCGAACATAGAAGTTGTGAGTTTCGCAACAACGAAAGCGAGGAATAGATGGATGAGTTTTTTGAGGAAGTAGCAATTTGGTTAAGGAATAAGATATTCAGAGAATTGGAGGAAAATAGAATGGACCACTATAGAACAGTTAAAATCAACAACGCACCCGCCAACCTACACACCTTCACAGTATGCCGAGTGTTCGAGCACGAACTTTGGTATTGGGGAACGTATGACGAAGAGGACGTGGCGCTGAAGGCTGCACGAGATATTAACGGTGTGATTGTAGGGGGAAAGGAAATCTCCGAATGATAGCACACAATAGCACATTTCACTTTGCTATAATGTAAATGAGCAAGAGGGCGGAAGCCTCTCCTAGATATAATCAAAAAATCATTGTTGTTTCGCCCTCAAACTCGACACATTTTAGCACATTTTGTTGTGGTATAATAACAGAGTAAGAAAATGGAAAAGGTTCAAATCAAGTAAACTCCTAGAAGGAAGAGAGGGTAACACCTCTCTTTTTTCATTGAATAAAGGGCAGAGCTTTCCGTCCATATTGTTTTTCCCCCGTTAAAAAACCAATTCCGGCTCTGCCTTTTATTGAGTGAGGTGTAAGAATGACAAAGACACTTGAAAGATTTTTGACTTGCGTTGAGATAGGTGGACTAATGACTATTGTAAATTTAATATTCGGAGAGATTGACTACAGCTTTACTTTCCTGATGATGGTAATGGTAATTGATTACCTGACAGGATTAGCTTGCGGTTGGACGGACAAAACATTGTCGAGTAACAAAGCAACAAAAGGATTGTTCAAGAAATTATTTGTTCTTGTGTATGTAATCATAGGACACCACATGGATATAATGCTCCATGTAAATTTCGTGAGAACAGGTATCTGCTATATGTACGCAGCAGGCGAGGTGCTATCAATAATCGAGAATGGAACCAAACTCGGTGTACCTGTTCCAGAACCGATAAAGAAAGCGCTAAAGATAATGAATAGCGACAACGTAGAAACAAAATGATATAATGGTAAAGGCAGATTGGTTTTCCCGCCTCTCTGTAAAGGGCTAGGCCGTAAGGCTTGGCTCTTTTTGTATTTAAGGAGTTTTGATGAAGAACAACACACGACCTGATCACGACGGTTCCCACCGTTTAGCATTTGAACGAAACAAAAAGAAAATACTAGCCACGCAAACAATCTGTGGTATATGCGGAAAGCCGGTGGATAAGAACATCCCTTACCCAAATCCCATGTGTGCCACGGTAGACCATATAATTCCAATCAATAGAGGCGGACATCCAAGCGACATTGATAATCTTCAATTAGCTCACTTCGTTTGCAACAGACAGAAGTCGGATAACTTCGTAGTAAACCATCCTGATATGGTGGAAGTAACCAATAGAGATTTACCAAAACTCATTGATTGGGAGTCGGTAGGTAAGTAGTAAGTAAATAGATAGATTGTTTGTAAATTATTTTTTGGAAGAGAAAAATTCTTTTGTGCAGGAATAGGGGCTATGAACCCCTCCCCGTTATCCTTTAGGACTTCTCGCGGTCAACTGGGAATATTTCTCGAAGAAAGTAAAAGAGGATTTAACAAATGAGTGAATATGTAGGAAAAGAATACTTAAAGAGAAAGCTAAATGATAAGCGCAGCAGGGTAAACACCCGCTATGCCTATTACGAGATGAAAAACCACGTTCAGGACTTCAGCTCAATCATCCCGGAGAGATTCAAGCACTTAAGCGCAGTCCTCGGATGGTCGGCAAAGGCCGTGGATTCAATGGCAGATAGAACAGTGTTCAGAAACTTCGAAAATGACGCATTGAACATCAATGAGATTTTCGAATTGAATAACGGAGATATCTTCTTTGGCGACGCTATCCTGTCAGCGTTGATTGCTTCCTGCTCTTTTGTTTACATTTCTCCTGATGAAGACGGATTTCCTCGGTTGCAGGTAATCGACGGAGCAAACGCCACCGGCGTAATAGATCCGATAACAAGATTGCTCAAAGAAGGCTATGCGGTACTCGAAAGAGACACAAACGGACACGTCGTTCGTGACGCATACTTCACAAGAGAAAATACCGTTTACCACGAAAACGGAGAGGATATCGTAGTACCGAATACTTGCGGATATGTCCTCTTGGTTCCAATCGTTTATCGACCTGACGCAAAGCGACCTTTTGGACACTCACGCATTTCAAGAGCGTGTATGTCAATTCAGCAGGGCGCACTCCGAACAATGAAGCGTTCAGAAGTATCTGCAGAGTTTTACTCATTCCCACAGAAGTATGTTTTGGGACTTGATGAGAACGCAGAGCAGATGGATACATATAAGGCTACAATGTCTTCCTTCCTGAGATTCGACAAGGATGAGGACGGAGACAGCCCAACAGTAGGACAGTTCAGCCAACAGAGTATGAGCCCTTATGTAGAGCAATTAAGAATGTATGCTTCCTTATTCGCAGGAGAGACAGGCTTAACGCTTGACGATTTGGGATTCGTTGCTGATAACCCTAGCAGTTCAGAGGCAATCAAAGCCGGACACGAAAACCTGCGCTTGGCAGTAAGAAAAGCCCAAAAGTGCTTTGGTGTAGGCTTTAAGAACGTCGGCCTTGTATCGGTAGCCCTTCGAGATGGCTTCCAATACGACCGAACAGTATTGAGAGATGAAAAGGCAGTTTGGGAACCTATCTTCGAGCCGGATATGAGTACACTATCCACAATCGGAGACGGAGCCCTAAAAATAAATCAAGCAATACCAGGATACTTTGACAAAGACAATTTAAGGGAACTAACAGGAATTGACGCGGGAGGAAACTAAATGGAAGATATTGTGCCTGATCTGCTGAATAAGATTGAGCGTAAGTTCACAACGTTGGTAGAAGCCGACAAAGACATCATAAAGTTAAACACTAGGATAAGAGATGGAACCGCAACGCTCCACGAAACTTCACTGTATGCTCGGAAGTTGGGCGACCACTTGTCTGAAGCAATGCAGGAGTTTATCACAGAGGATTCGCTACCTGATGGCCGTATGTATTACAACATAGCCGACAGGATAGTGACACCGCTCATGAGGAAGAACTTCGACCTCACAAACGCAAAGGCTATTGAAGTGCAAAGGCTCATTGATAGCAAACAAGAGATAGGACTCAACCCGATTGCAGCAGACTTCCCCGAAGAGAGGGTAAAACAGATTGTTGATTCTCTCACGCAAGAGGATGTTGATTTTGAAGTGATACACAATCGAATGGGAGAACCTATTCGGAACTGTTCACAAAGCTTCTTTGATGATTTCATCAGAGCAAATGTTGACTTTCGGGCTAGAGCGGGATTGCAGTCCTATATCGTAAGGACGTTAGTCGGCGGTGCTTGTCCGTACTGTGTAAGACTAGCCGGTACTTATGAATATGGCGAAGAGCCAAAAGACGTTTATAAGCGTCACGATAGTTGCCGGTGCACTGTCACATATAAGACAGAGAAGTATCAGCAAAACGCTCACACAAAGACAAAACTAACGTGGGAGCAAGCAAAAGAGTTACAAAATTCGATAATTGGCTAGGAGGTAAAAGATGAGGTTAGGTAGACAAACTCCTACCGCCTCCGTGGTGCTAAATTATGATTACACCTATGGAAATGACGCCATAGACCTGTATAACCAAACCACTCGAACTGCAATGGAGTGGCAGGAGAATATTCTTCGTGATTTATTCGCATATAACGAAGAAAACTTGTGGGTTCATACGAAGTTTGGCTACTCGATTCCAAGACGAAATGGAAAGAATGAAGTAGTAGCCATAGCGGAGTTGTATGCGCTTGTAAAATTAGGGATTAAAGTCCTACACACGGCGCACAGAACAACCACAGGCCACACAGCTTGGGAGCGACTATGCGCCCTGCTTGATGATTTAGGCGAAGAATACGACTGCACAAAACAGTTAGGGCTTGAGACAATCACAATGAAATGTGGTGGAAAGATAGCCTTTCGAACACGTTCGTCAAAAGGTGGCTTGGGCGAGGGATATGATATGTTAATCATTGACGAAGCCCAAGAGTACACAGACGACCAAGAAAGCGCTCTAAAGTACGTTGTATCGGATTCACAAAACCCGATTACAATCTTTTGTGGAACACCACCCACAAACGTTTCAGCCGGAACTGTATTCCAGAAGTTCAGAGAAAAGGTGTTGTATGGACAATCTGTCAATTCTGCGTGGGAAGAATGGGGCGTTGATGAAATGTCCGACGTTCACGACGTAGACTTGTGGTATGAGTGCAACCCTTCAATGGGTGTCATACTAACAGAGAGAAAGGTTCAGGATGAAATCAGCAATGATGATGTGGATTTCAATATCCAACGTCTTGGACTGTGGTTGAAGTACAACCAAAAATCCGCTATTTCGGAAGGTGCTTGGAACGAACTCGAGATATCAAGTGTTGAAGTGGTCGGAAATGTCTATGTAGGCATTAAGTACGGACACGACGGCGAGAATGTATCAATGAGTGTCGCAGCCAAGACAACCGAAGGAAAGATATTCGTCGAAGCATTAGATTGCAGGCCTGTATCTGATGGAAATGGATGGATATTAAACAGCTTGTCAAAATTGCACACCGTTAAAAATGGGGTAATCGTGGATGGAGCAAGCGGTCAAGCCTTACTCGCTTCCGATATGAAGGCGAATAAGATGAAACCACCTTACCTTCCGAAAGTTGTTGATGTAATTGTCGCAAACTCATCCTTTGAGCAAGCAATATATCAGCAATCCTTGGTTCACTCCAATCAACCGAGCCTAAAGCAAATCGTTACAAATTGCGAAAAGCGAAAGATAGGCTCTGGCGGTGGATTTGGTTATAAATCAATATTAGAAGGTGCAGACGTATCCCTAATGGAGTCTGCAATCTTGGCGCACTATGCTTGTAGTATAGCGAAGCCACCAAAGAAACAGCATATTGGTTATTAGATTAGAGCCTACGGGCTCTTTTTTAATACATATTACGCACTACACGGTTAAAGTAGGAGGAAACAAAATGAGTGAAGAAAAAACATTCACACAGGACGAAGTGAACGCTATCGTCCAAGAAAGACTCGAAAGAGCAGAGAAGAAGTTCGCTGAATATATGTCTGCGGATGATGTTGCAACATTAAAGGCAGGCTATGAAAAGCAGATTTCTGATCTAAACGATTCAATGTCTGCACAGGCTGAAAAGTTCGCAGATTTTGAAACACAGTTGGCTGAAAGGGATTCCAAAATCAAGGCGTATGAGACTAACTCATTAAAAAATAGGATAGCCCACGAGGTTGGATTGAACTATGAAGCAGTCAGCTACTTACAGGGAGACACGGAAGAGGAAATCAAAAAATCCGCTGAAGGTCTCAAGTCACTTGTCGGCCGGGCATACGTTCCACCGTTAGCAAACGCAGAGAAAAACCCAGCCGAAGATTCAAAGAAAGCAGCAGCACAACAGATGTTGCGAGCAATGAGAGGAGAATAGCATTATGGCTACAGCAAACACAATGACAATGGGTACTAACTTCCCCGCAGAACTTTCAAACGAAATCTTCTCAAAAGTTAGAGGTAAATCTTCATTAGCAAAGTTATCAAATCAGATGCCTGTATCCTTCACAGGAACAGACATCTTCACTTTCAATTTCGACAATGAAATTTCAGTAGTTGGCGAAAATGGGAAGAAGGTAGCAGGTGGCGCTACAGTTGCACCCGTATCCATTAAACCTGTAAAGGTTGAGTATGGCGCTCGTGTAACTGATGAGTTTATGTACGCTTCCGAGGAAAGACAGTTGGAAATCCTTGCAGAGTTCCAGGAGGCTTTTGCTCGTAAGTTAGCAAAGGGCTTGGATATCATGGGATTACATGGTTACAATCCATACTCAGGAACTGCTTCTGCAGTAATCGGAACCAACCACTTGGACGCACAGGCAACCGCAGTAACAAGCGCTACTTCAATCGAAGCGGGAATGGAAACTGCTGCCGCTACAGTAACAAATTACGACCTCAACGGTGTAATCTTGTCAAAGGCTGCAGGCGCAGAACTCGGACAGTTGAAAGAAAACGGCGTGTCTGTTTATCCACAGCTTAAGTGGGGCGGACAGATTGACGAAATCAACGGACTTCGTGCTGATGTAAACGTAACTGCAGACGCTTCCGCACCTGTAGCTTACACAGGAGACTTCGACGCCTTCAAATGGGGATATGCAAAGGATATCTTCTTCAAGGTAATCGAATACGGTGATCCTGACAACACAGGAGTAGACCTTGCAGGTTCTAACCAGGTATATCTTCGTGGAGAAGCTTATATCGGATGGGGAATCATGGATGGTGCTGCATTCGCAAAGGTAACCGAGTAAGGAGTGACTTATGAAGTATATCAACGAAAATGGTGTCGTAATTGAAACCGACTGCAAAATCTCCGGCAATGGTTGGAGAGAAGTCGAGGAAAAGAAGACACCCAAGAAGGAGAAAGACAAGAAATGAGTGCGTATGCGACTGTAGAAGAGTTAATTGAATATTGGAGACCGCTAACAGAATCAGAGCAAGAGAGAGCCGAGGTTTTGTTGGATAATGTATCCGCCGAAATCCGGCTATATGCCAAGGGATTGAATATTGACTTCGACACCATGGTGCAGGCTGATGAGGATTTGGCAACAGTAACCAGGTCAGTGACTATGGATACAGTCGCTCGTATCTTAAATCAGTCAACCACAGAAGAGGCAGTGAGCCAATATTCACAGAGCGCAATGGGTTATTCCGTCTCAGGTACTTATTTAGTGCCTGGGGGCGGAAGCCTTGTGTTAAATCGAGACCTAAAGCGATTAGGCTTGAAGAGACAGCGTTTTGGAGCCATGGAGGTATATGATGTCAATTAAGGGTATTACAGTAAAACTGTACGGAGAAACGCAGAGCGGAGTTGATGATTTCAACCAACCGATTTACGAGCCGACCGAAATCCTAGTTGACAATGTATTGGTAGGAGAGCCTTCCACAGATGATATCATTTCCTCTACAGAATTGTACGGGAAGAAATTAGCCTATACGCTAGCAATCCCAAAAGGGGACACAAACGATTGGGTTAATAAGAAGGTAGAAATCAATGGAGAGCTCTTCCAAACCTATGGCTATCCAACAGAAGGGATTGAGGCGAATATTCCGCTATCGTGGAATAAGAAAGTAAAGGTTGAGAGATATGGCTAAAGTAAAGGTTGTCCTTAATAGTTCAGGCATTAAGGAAATGATGAAGTCCGAGGGAATGCAGGGCGTACTACAGGAGCAAGCCTCCAAGGTGCAATCAAAGTGTGGCCCGGAATATGAATCCAGTGTGAAGGTTGGAAAAAACAGAGCCTATGGGCGAGTTGAGACCGCCACAGAGCACGCCTTTTTTAGCAATATGCACAACAACACACTGCTGAAAGGATTAGGTTCATGATTGAGAAAATATTACTTGACTATCTGAATGAAGCCCTTTCCGTGTCGGTTTATACGGAGCGACAGAAGGACGAAGTTGTTCCGTTTGTCGTTATCGAAAGAACCGGCGGGGGAGTGGAAAACTTCATAAAATCGTCTACATTTGCTATTCAGTCCTATGGGAAGTCCCTGTTAAAGGCTGCACAGTTAAACGAGGCGGTAAAAGAAGCCATGGAAGGTTTTATCGAACAAGATGAAATTACCATGGTGGATTTAGACACTGATTACAATTACACGGACACAAACGAAAAGATTTATCGTTATCAGGCCGTGTATAACATCAAACACTATTAGGAGGTCGCAAGATGGCTAATAATTCAGCAAATGTAACCGCAGGAAAGCCGAAAGCTGCGGGAGCAATTCATTGGGCGCCTTTGGGAACAACACTTCCCACGGATACCACAGACACATTGGACGCAGCCTTTGTATCTCTCGGATATTGTTCCGAGGATGGACTTGTTAATACTAACAGCCCTGAAAACGAAGACATTAAGGCGTGGGGCGGGGATACCGTTCTTTCCGTTCAGACAGATAAACAAGACCAGTTCAAGTTTACATTGATTGAAGCGTTAAACGTAGATGTCTTAAAGACTGTTTATGGCTCCAACAACGTAAGCGGAACATTGGCAACAGGAATTACCATCACAGCCAATTCTGATGAATTGGATTATGGTTCATGGGTAATCGACATGATCTTGAAGGGTGGAGTTGCAAAGAGAATTGTAGTTCCCTCAGGAAAGATTACAGAAGTGGGAGATATTACTTATGCGGACGGCGACGCCGTAGGATATGAATCCACAATGACCGCTGTACCAGATACAAGCGGAAATACTCACTATGAGTACATTAAATAATAGAGAGGTATCGTAATGATAAAAGGGAAAACTCAATCTGGCTTTTCTTTTAAGTTAGATAACAATAAGCTCGACGATATGGAGCTTTTAGAATTTTTAGCAGGAGTTGACGACGATATGACACTTCTGCCGGAGTTAGTCGAAAGATTGCTTGGAAAAGAGCAGAAAGCAAAGTTATACGACTTCATTCGCAAATCAGAAGGACACGTTAGTATTTCAAAGTGTTATGCAATCGTGATGGAGATTTTCGAAGAAGCAGGAAAGCAAAACGACGAAACAAAAAAAGATTAGTCCTTGTGCAAATGCTTGGAACCGCCAAGGACGAGTTGATTTGTGATTTAGCAGAGACTTACAACATATTCGACTATAGAAGTGTTCCTGTGCCTTTATTGGCTACACTTGTCTACGGATTAAGAGAGGACTCGAGGGTTAAATGTAAGCTGGCGAATATGCCAGTCCCTTTGAGTCTCTTTTTTATGTCCGCAATCTATGACAAAGTGGCGTGGCTACAATGGGCGCAGACAAAAGACGCTGAACGAGGTCGAGGAATGCCGGAAAGTATTACCGCTAAATTGATGAACACCAAGCAAGACAAAGAGTATGAGACCTTTGAAAGTGGAGAGGACTTCCTCAAAGCTTGGAAGGAAATCACGGGAGATTAAAGAATGGCAAGTGAAATTGGAAAGGCTTACGTCCAAATCATTCCATCCTCACAGGGTATCAAGGGCAAACTTGAAAGCGCAATCGGTGGCGGTGGAGAGGCAGACAGTGCCGGAAAGAATATAGGCGGAAAGCTTGTTGGAGCTATTAAGGGGGCGGTAGCGGTTGCTGCCATTGGAAAGTTCATTGGCGACTCTGTAAAGCAGGGCGCAGAATTAGAGCAGTCCATTGGCGGTGTAGAAACACTCTTCAAGGGTAGCGCCGAGAAGATTAAACAGAACGCTTCACAGGCTTTCAAGACAGCAGGTGTAGACGCAAACACCTATATGCAGACGGTAACGTCCTACGCTGCAGGATTAGTCACTTCCTGTGCGGGAGATACCGACAAGGCAGCGGACGTAGCAGACATGGCTATGACGGATATGTCCGACAATGCAAACAAGATGGGAACCTCAATGGAATCCATCCAAACTGCTTATAATGGCTTTGCAAAGCAGAACTATACCATGTTAGATAACTTAAAACTCGGATATGGCGGTACAAAATCAGAGATGGAGCGACTTCTTTCTGACGCACAGAAGATTACAGGCGTGAAATATGACATCAACAACCTTTCTGATGTGTATTCCGCAATTCATGTTATCCAGGGCGAGTTGGGTATCACAGGAACAACCGCAAACGAGGCAGCAACAACAGTAAGTGGTTCCTTTGGAATGTTGAAAGCGTCCTTCACAGATTTAATGGGTAATCTTGCCCTAGGACAGAATGTAGGACAATCTCTGCAGAATGTAATCACTTCCGCAGGAACATTCATGGCAAACCTTATCCCTATGGTTGTAAATATTGTCGTGTCAATTCCACAGGCTATTGCTGGAGCATTGCCTAGCCTGCTTCCTGCATTACAGCAAACAGGACAGACAATCCTCGAGAACATTACAGGCGGAACAACAATGTCACTTCCTCAATTTCTCGACTCTGCTGTGAATATGATCACGCAATTCGCAAATAAGATTTTTGAGAACATCCCGACGGTTGTAACTGTAATCGGCAATATGATTTCCAAAATGGTTTCATACATTATGCAGAATTTACCGACCATCTTAAGCGCAGGCGTGCAAATCATTGGCAATATCGCAAAAGGGCTCATTCAGAACCTGCCTGCTATTGTTGGGGCTATGGCGAATATGTTTGTTAAGATTGTTTCCACGATTGGAAAGAACCTTCCCACAATGCTTGCCAAAGGTGGCGAGTTAATCGGTAAGATTGTAGCCGGAATCATTAAGGCAATCCCGACGATTGTTTCATCAATGCCGAAAGTTATTAAGGCCGTAACAACCGCGTTCACGAGTGTTGATTGGGCGACAATGGGTAAGAATATCATTCAGGGTATCATCAACGGAATTACCGCTGCAGCCGGACAAATCGGAAAGGCAATGACAGACGTTGCTAAAAGCGCATTGGAGTCCGCAAAGAAGGCTCTCGGGATACATTCTCCTTCAAGAGTAATGGCGAAAGAAGTAGGTCAGTATATCCCAGAAGGTATCGCAATGGGAATTGACAATGGCCTAGGCTCTATCACGGACGCTATGAACAGCGCAACCGAAGCGACCACAAAATCCTTTGCTCCTAGCTTTGGAACAAGTGGCTCAACGAATGTCGGTGGAATCACAAT